AAAAAGCTTCTTGCTATTGGTGCCATTGAAGAAATGAAAGAACAAGTGATGGTAGAAGACCTGCCTGAAAATGTTCAAAGCCTTAGCGAACTTCCCCTCACTCAGGCCATTCGCGCCATTGAACTCATTCATGATGCAGATCGTCTTGCTGATTGGAAGAAAATTGAAGGGCGCATCCGTGTAAGGAATGCCATTGCAAAGCGCGTAGAAGCCATTCGTATTGGGAAGGCCTGATTATGGCAGTCACCTACGCAACGTTTCTTGATCGCTTTCCTGAATTTAGCCCTCATCCTTCTGGCATTGTCAATGGTGCCATTGCAGAGGCTTCTTACGATGCTTCTAGTGATGTTTTTGGGGATCAAACTGATAGGGCAGTAAAGTTTCTTGCTGCACATATCATTGCCATTCAACTTGCTCAAATGGGCATTCAAATTGGTGCCACCGACGGCAAGGTATATGGTGAGGGGCTTGATGCCACTCAATATGGTCAGGAGTTTAAACGAATGACCAATAATCTCCCTCTCTCTTCTGTTGGGTTTGTCGTGTGAGCAACTATCTAGAGCCACTTGCAAATGCCACCTTGGTGTTTAATGTGGCATCTGGATATTCGCTTGATAGCGAAACTGGCAATTATGTGCCCGTCGCAACGGGGGTGGTGCATTATGCCTCATTGAGGCAGAAGCGCGATCCTCGTTTTGATTATCTATTGGGTGCCGATCAAACTGCAGTGTACATGGAGGGGCGACTTACGTCGCCCTTAGCCCTGTCTGGCGTGACACCCGGTGATTCTGCGCTTGCCACAATCAATGGAAGGGAGGGGCGGTTTGAACTGTTGCCTAATGAACAAATTGCTATTCACTATTGGCAGTTCTTAGGTACACCAATCAGGGGAATTTTTAGACTGATTGGCAAAGGAAGCGTGGACAACGCTTAACTCTCTTCTTCCATTGAGGATTTTCTCATGCTCTACCATCCCACTGAGCTAGTGAAGAGCCAGGACGTGATTGTCCGCGTTGGCTCTATCGGCGGCACTTCTCGTCCCGTCATCACTCAAAGCGGCGCCACTTTCACTGTTAGCGGCGCCCCCACTCTCTACACTCTGCAAGCAGCCACTACTGCCTCTGTTGCCTTTAACGATGGTAACCAAGAATTTTATCTACTAGGCGGTGGCGGTTTCGCTGATAGCGTGGTGGTCACCAGTCAGGCCACTGCTTCCATTACTTCCTACTTTCAGAAGGATGTCGATGGCACCGTGTTTCTTCCGAATAGCTTTGACGAAGCATTCCAAGTAATTAGCTCTGCTCGTTACGACAAGAATGCTGAAGTGTATGTAGAAATCAACAAGCAGCTTGGTGCTTCTGGTACCACTTACTACTATGATCGCGTGGCTTACGTTGGCCGTGTGATGAACTACAACGAAAGCTATCCTGCTGATAACCTTGTAGAAGTTACTTTTGATCTGATTAGCCGTGGCCGCATTGGCATTCACCAAAATGCCGAGAATACTGGTAGCCTCATCCCAACTGCTCCCAATTCCTGATTCTTTTCCATTGCTTTTGCTAGCCTGTCCCTACGGGGACGGGCTTTTTAATGAACATCTCTCAACTGCGTGAAACAGTTACAGAACTACTTTCCGCATCGCCCAATCTTATTGGCACTTATACGCTTCCTAACGCATCAACACTTCCTGCAGTGTACGTAGTGGGCAGGCAAAGCGTTCCCAGTGAATGGAAAGTAAAAGGCTTAGAAGTGACAATCGAAGAATTTCCCTCTGTAAATCCGCGTGCAATGGTGGGAAAAGTACAGAACAATAAGCAATGGACTGTAGTTCTTGTTGATTACACCACTAATTCTTCGGCATTGTCACAAGCAGCGGAGCGTATGGCAAGGCGTTTCCCTGATGCACAGTTTTCGTTCCGGCCGGAAACTGACGTGGTATACGGGCAGTATCGCATTAGAATTCCAGACACAGAACTTTTGAATGTGTATCCTCGCTCATGAAGCTAGTCAAAAGCAAATGCGAGAAGGTGTGGCTTTTTGATGTGAGCAAAGACGACCTGTTTGTCAAGGCTGGCTTGGCGTGTTTTCTTGTTAATTGTTCGTCCTCCATTGTTCTGAATTTTGGGAAAGAAGAACTAGAAGTGGCGCTGCCATTCAAGGCTATTGGCAATGGAGTACCAATGAGAATTCTCAATGCTAGACTTCCGTTGCAATAGAGACTGTTATGAGCAAGTATTCCAACATTTTTCTGCTGAGCAATGCGGAGTACGAAGAAATTGGCGATTGCTTAAGGCTGCGAAAGTATGGCAGTTGGCTAGCAGAAGAAGCTTGGACTAGAGAGGAACAGGGCCAGAAGCGGGCTCAATTTACACTTCGCGCCATCGCATTAGCCAAGAAAATTGCCCAAGAAAAAAACATTAACGAAGAAGAGGCTTTTGCACTGCTGCAAAACAGTGGAGAAGGGCAGAGCGTTCTTCAGGAATATTCTGAAGAGGCAATTTCGCTAATGGCATCACTTCCTTCTCCTCGTGAGCAATTTGGTGAACTGATTACCATCTTCTTCAAGAATCGCGGAGAAGTGTTACAAGGCAAGAAATGGACTCCCACTGATGATTGGTCCATGGAAGATACGAAGATGTTACCTAAAGAGCTTCTTGATCAAGCAGAGGCTTTTATGGTGGCAGAAGATAAAAGCGTTGAAGATGCTGTTGCTGAAGAAGAGGAAGAAGCAAAAAACTAATAGAGCGGCTTGCCGAGCAAGCCGAGCAAGCTCTTGATAACGCAACAGACTGGACTGAAGTATTTTGTCAGTTGACAAGTCTTCAGCTTTCCGATCCATTGTTTCAGGCCGCTAATTTTTCGCGGTTACCAGTGAAGCTATTGGCAGACGTGCTGAAGCATTATTACGAAACAATGCAAAGGCGAACAAATGCGTCAAGTGTTTCAACGGCCAAGCTTGCAATGGTCGTTTGTTCTGCTTTAGGAGGAAAAGGGAACAGAACTAAGCTTGACCAGTTCTTGCCGTTTGAGCTTAATGATGGAGCTGAATCAATTAAGCAGAGTACAAAAGATGCGTTGCAATGGGCGCTAAAAAACGAAAGAATGCCTCCTGCTATTGTGGGCATGATAGGCGCTGAATTGCGTTGAAATGTTAGATTGTTTGTAGTATCTAGAGCATTTGTTAAAATGGCCTATCAGCTTCGCTTTGAAAGCAATGCCTTTAGAGCTGATAGCGCAATTGGCCGTCTTCTTGATGGTTTGTCTGCATTGTCCAAGGGAGCGCGACGAGCAATTGGTGTGAGGGTGCAAGAATTTGAAGGGAATGAATTAAGGCAATTGCGTGGCATTAATCAACGCACATTTGAGCGGGCCATGGATTGGGCTGATCAAGATTTCGACCAGCAAATAGTAAGTGAAAAATGGGAGTGGAACAGCAATCAAACAAGGAGAAAAAACGGGGAGATCGTGGGCAGTCCGAGGGACATCGTGGACACTGGAGATTTACTGCAAAGCAAACAACGACGGCAAATTGGTAAGTCCATTACTGAATTTGTTTGGGAGGATGATGTGGCGGAGCTTGTCCATGATGGCGGTACGATAAAAAACGGTGGAGCCTATCCCGCTCGTCCATGGACAGAGCCCACGCTTGACGAAATTGACAATGTAATTGAAACTGTACTTCGTAATGGAGGGCGTTAATTATGGCATCTTACAGAATTGATTTTTCCACCAATGCTTCGCGCATTGCAAACGAAATTGACAAGGTAAACAAAGCCCTCACTGAAGCAGTCCGCACATCTAAACCCATTGAAATCAGGCTTGATGATACGAAGTTATCTTATCAGTTAAATACAACATTCAAGCAATTAGACAAAGAAATTGCGAAGTATGAACGACAGCTTCGCAAGATTCAGATTGGGACTCCTGCGTTCGGCGTAAAAGCTTCTCAAATTGGTCAATTAGAAGGTGAACGGCAGATGGGCCAAATGACGGCCCAGGCAATTCGCCTGAGAAGTCAGGCAGGAGCATTCCCTCAAGAGTCTTTCGCTGGCCTGTCTCGTGAGATTCAGGCAGCAAAAATCAGCGCTTCTATGATTCAACCCAACACTGAAGCGTGGGTGAATCTACAAAGAGAGATTGCAAGGCTTAATCTTGATTTGCAGAAAGCCGATAAATTAGCGGAAAATATTCAGCTTACGGAAAAACTTGGCGCGTTTGAGCCTAATAGTCTTAACGCTTTAGAAGCAAAGCTTACTATTCTCCGCAATCGCGCTCGTGAGATTGCCCCCAGTGAAGGTGAATGGAAAAAGGTTAATGCTGAAATCGTCAAAACTGAACAAGCCATTGAAAAGCAAACTCGCCGTCCGCTTACAAGGGGGCAGCGATTGGGCGCTGCTGGTGGAGCATTTCTTTATGGCGGCGGCCTTGGTGGAGGCATTGGAAGCGCCGTAGGAGGCATTGCTGGTGGTCTCGCTGGAGGTGTGCCAGCGGCCTTTACTGGAGCTGCCATTGGTCAAGCAGTAGACAATCTTGGGGCTATGGCATTTGCCATGAACGAGCAAGCCAATGCCGTTAAAAGATTGAGGCTTGGGCTTGCTAGCGCATCAACCGACTTAAAAGATTTTGCTCAAGCAAATGAAATTGTTAATGATATTAGTAATCGCCTATTAATTCCGCTGGGAGACACTTATCGCCAATTCACTCGTCTTAGGGCTAGTACCGTAGCTCTTGGCATCGATACTAAAACTACTGGGCAAATTTTTGAAGGCGTTAGCGTTTCTGTTTTGAAAACCGGCGGAAGCATGGAGGATGTGGACGGCGCGATGCGTGCCGTCTCTCAAGTGTTTAGCAAAGGAAAAGTGACAGCCGAAGAATTGCGAGGTCAACTAGGAGAAAGACTTCCTGGGGCTGTGGTTAAATTTGCAAAAGAAAACAAAATTGCACTGCAGGATTTAGATAAAGCATTTGAAAGCGGCCAAGTCAGTGTTGACCAGTTTGTTACTTTTGCAAGGGGACTTCTTAAGGAATCCGCTGGGTACTCCGATGAACTTGCAACACGCCAAGAATATGCGTCTGCTCGTTACGCAAAAGCCGTTGAGCGCATGCAGCTTGCGGTAGGCAAAGCAATTGGCCCCATGCTCAACGGTATTCAAAGCTTTGCTGCGCAAGCAATCAATGAAATACTTGGCCTTACTGGTAAATTAAATGAATTTGCTAATTTCCTAGAGAATCGATTCGGCGGAGGCGGTGCAGGAGATTCCGTTTTCCTTGGTGAAGGAGCCAAAAACATTGCTGATCGTCTTATTGGCGGAGACATAGAGTTAAAAGACTTAGAAAGTCGCACTAAGTTTTTTGAAGCAAAAATTAAAGAATCTCAAGATACGCTTGCGCAAATTCAATCTGGTGGTTATGAAGATCAACGAAATATTTTTGAGCGCATGTTTGGCGGGCCTGGCGAAGAAAACCTTCGCAAAGGACTCCCTAATCAAATTGCTTTTTATAAAAAACAACTTGCTGAGCTAGTAAAAGCTCGCGAAGCCGCTGAAAGCAAAATGAAAGGCGGAGCGGCAATGGCTGCCGGCGTTGCGGAAGATCCTGAAGCGGCACAGCGGGCTAGCAAATTTCTTGGGTTGATTGAACAGAGAGAGGAATCAATTGCTCAAGCAAGAAAGAGCTACGAGCAAGAAATTCGTAGCATTCGTGAAAATGCGATCAAGCAGGCCGAAGGATTAGAGCGCCGCTACCAAGATCAACGCTTACAAGACGAACGTGAACTTGGGCGCGTTCGCAGGGAGCTTGCTGCATCAGTCAGCGAAGAAGGCTTATTGCTTCGTGGAATTGCAGGAGAAGATCCCGCATTGCTTGATCAAGAACGCAAGATTGGCGACGCCATTCGTCAGTATACGGAAGATAAAATTTCCCGAGAGGAAGATGCGCAAGACAGGCAAATTGCTCAGTCCCGCGAATTAGAAGATTTTAAGCGGCAAAATGCTGATGCAATTAACAAAGCCAATGAGCGCTATGCAAATGCTATTGGTAAGATTCAGCAAGAATATGCAAAAAGTGTTGCCAAGTTAATTGAAGATGGCAGTGGCAATGGAGCGAAAAAGCTTGCTGCTGCTGGCAAGCTCATTGCAGCACAGATTGCGCGAGCATCGGCGCAGGAAGCCTTTGTCGCGGCTGCGGGCGGAGCGATTATTCCCCGTGGGGCTGGCTCCTACGAAGTAGGCGGGCGGCAAATGTCAGAAGCTGATCTGCTTGCTGCAGCGGAAGAAAGCCCTCCCAATGTAAAAACTGCTGCTAAAGCTTTTGTTGAAGCCACAAAGCAAATTGATCAGGCACAAAAGGATCTTAATGCGACAATAAAAGTCACAGCGCAGGCCAATGCTGTGTCTCTTAAAGCGGTTAGCACTGCTGATCTTGAAGCGGGCATTAAAGAAAGGCAAACATCTCTGACCAAATCACTTAAAGAGCTTAATGACGCAAGAGAGAAATTGAGCAGAAGCGCAGCATTTCGTGATTTTGCGGCAATCGTTGATGATGCAACAAAAGAAGCAAATGAAGCCAATAGGCAAACAAAAGAACAAAATCAAGCTTTACTTGACCAGATTAACCTTATCAAGGGAGGAGTATTGCCATCTATTGCGGAAGAAGCAACTGCAAGAAAGGATATTTTTGATAGACAAGAAAAAGATCTTTCAAATGCGATAAAAATCTTGAATGCCAGCGAAGAAGGGCAGAGATTATTAAAGAACAATGCCAATTTGCATTCACAAATTGTATCTACAATTCAGCAAGAGCTTAATGGATTGGGGCAGCAACAGCAAGCCTACGCCTCTCTTCAGCAGACGCTTCGTGACAACGCAGCTCTTTTGGAGGCACAAAAGATAGAAAGTCAAATCGGAATTGTTGGGCAGGGTCTGCGCTCTGGTTTTATCAATGAAGCAGGAGCGGCTTACGAGCAACAACTGAGTCAAGGCGTAAGTCCAGAAGTGGCAGCAAGCGTTGCTCGTGCAACCGAACAACTCACCATTGCGAAAGGAGCGGCAGATGCTTTACAAGGCTCAATTAATGGTATTGGCGCAGCATTTGGTGAGGCGATGACTACTGGCGTAGCAAGCTTGATTTCTGGCACTGCCACTGCCAAAGAAGTGTTTGCAAGCTTCTTGCAGAGCGTGGGGCAAGCATTGTCTCAAGCGGCTTCACAAATGATTGCCACTTACATTGCCATTGGCATTGCAAAGATGTTTGCTGGCCTTAGCGGAGGCGGCAATCCTAAGGGAAGTGGAGGTGGAATTTCTAACATTCTTCCTGGCGCACGCCAATATATGGAAGGAGGTGGCGCAGCATTAGGCGCCAGCGCTGGCACATTTGGCGCCGTGACAACAGGCTATGCCAACGGAGGTATCGTGCCTGGCGGCTTCCGAGCTTTTGCCAATGGCGGCGTTGTCAGCGGCCCCACTCTTGGCCTTGTTGGCGAAGGCAAGTACAACGAGGCAGTTGTGCCCCTTCCTGATGGTCGATCCATTCCCGTGCAGTTCGGCGGACGTTCTGCTCGTGACCTTATGGGAGGCGGTGCTCCTGGCATGCCTCAAGCGCCTTCTCTTAGCATGAAATTTGAAACAACCAAGATCAATGGCGTAGAATACGTTAGCCGCGAACAATTAGAGCAAGCAATGGCAGAAACTCGCCGTGCTTCCATTGCAGGTGGCGCTCGTCAAGGCATGTCAATGACTCTGGATAAGATTAAGCAAAGCCCCTCCACTCGCTCTAGTATTGGTATTCGCTAATGGCAGTTTTCCCTTCCATTCGCCCAACAGGGCGTTCTTATTCCCCAGGGCGATTTCCCACTAAAACTTATCGTGGACTTTCCGGAGCCACTGTTAAGCGAGTGTTTGGCAATCGTTCATTTGGACATGCCATTGATCTTCAGTTTGAAAATATCAGTGACGTAAATACAAAAGCTATTCTTGATCATTACTATGGGCAATATGGAAATTATGCTCGTTTCACGCTCCCTGATGCAGTATTCTCTGGCACGTCTTCTGAATTGAAAGGAATTTTGCAGGCTCCCACTAATATTATGTGGGAATATGCTGAACCCCCACAAGTGGAAAGCGTGTTCAATGGACGAAGCACTGTTACAGTGAGACTCATTGGCGAGCTTGATTATTCGGGATCTTGACCATGGAGACCACTGTTCATATTGCCCATTTCCTCTTCATTCAAACAGCTAACGGTCAGTCGCACTACTATCAAAACTATTTCTTTAATACAGGCGCTTCTGCCGTAGCAATTCCAGGTTCAGCATCGCCCTCTTATCGCCATGCTCCATTTCGAGTGGAAGGCGCGCTTTCTTCGTTAAATGGAGAGAATAGCTTGTTGCGAGTGTTGTTTCCTCATAGTGCTTTTACCATCGCCTTAGTTGAAAATGGAGAAGGAAATCGCCTTAGCAAGCTTTCCTTGAAAACTGTATGGATGGCCACTTCTGGGGCGCTCACTGATTACAGCAGCTATACAAAGACAGCAGAATATGAAGAATTTTACGTGGGGGTGGGAGCCTCTTTTGACGACACCACTGTAGAGCTGCGTTTCAGAAGCGCAATGGATAGCGTGGGAGCTTCGTTCCCAAGACAAACATTCTCCTCTAAAAACGTTGGATTCTTACCATTGAATGCAGAGATTAGCCTGCGATGATTAACGATTTGATTGGCCTTGAATACGAACGCCGAGCGCGATTCCGTGAAGGGCAAGGTAAAACCGACTGCTTTATGCTTGTATGCGAGGCGAGGCGTCGCTTTGGGCTTCACGATTACGAGGATGAATTTCGCTGGGCATATGATGAATACGATTCCGGTAATTTGCCAATGAAGCGAATCATTCGCTGGTTGTTTGACAATGGCAAAAGGACAAGAGAAAAAGAGGACGGTAATGTTGCAATTATTCTTCCAAAGCCAGGAGGTGAGGTGGCGGTAGGAGTGGCTTATGATGGGGGAATACTTACAGTTTCACGAGGAGGGCGGTCATGGTGGTCATCGTCCTTTCCATCGTTAAAGCTGTTCAAAATGTTGCCTGATATTAAAGAATGAGACGCCTCCTTCCTTACGAACGCGCTCTGATTGACGCCCTTCAGATTTCGGAGGAAGAGTATTGGCAGTTTTATTTGGCTCGATTGAATTATCGCGACAACAAAGAAGGTACTATTCTTGATGTTCGCAATGGACTAGAGGCGGGCACTGTTGCGCTTATTCTTACTATTGTTGGCACACTTGCGCAAGTTGGTGCTGCATTGCTTGCTCCAAAGCCAGAAGCTCCTAGCGCAACAATGGGACGGCGGAGCAGGAATTTATTCTTTGCTCCTCGATATGGTTTTAATTCTTTTCAGGAAGTAGCCCGTTACGGCGACCCAGTCAATCTCATCTATACAAACAATTCTGAGAATTCCGCTGGTGGAGTGAGGGTTAATACTTCGCTGGTCTGGTCTGCAGTGCATAGTCTTGGCTCCCGCCAGTTCATGCAAATGCTTACCGTTGTTGGCGCTGGTCCCATTGAAGAATTTGGTTATGGCCGCACGGCTTTTGGGCAGACGCCATTAAGGGACATTCCGGCTCAGCGCTTCTGGCTTTATGCGCAACCAGAAGGCGGCAGGCTTGCATTCCTTCATAATCGCTACCCAGAGCCACTGAATGCCGATGATCCGTCGAGAGAAGGCATTGTGCCTTCTGATGCCGTTTACAAGGCCAACACGTCCGGGCTGCAAAGGCCAGAAGGCTTTAGTCAAGCATTTTCTCCTACCACTGCCACTTCCTTGGGCGTGTATGACGTTGTACCAATCAGAGTGCAGGTTGAAGACAGAAATGACACGGGCAAAGAAGAACGCGATCAACTTGGAATTAACGTTACTGGCAGAGGAAGCTATTGGCCCGACGCATGGCCTGCAGTGGGAGTGCGCCCTGCCTTGCCAGTAAATAGCGAGCTGACTGTCATTTTCAGAGAGGACGATGGGAAGAGCGTCAATGAAGACGTGGAGAGAGCGGCAGTTGACTTGCGCAGCTCATATATTACTGTTTTTGATTCCTCTAGTTTGTACAAGCTTGGTGCTGCCAAGCTGAAGATGATCTCCAGTAATATTAACAATGGCAGCGATGTAGAAGGTCAATTCACTTTTAGATGCGTAGAGCCTGGCGTATTATGCGAGGAAGATTATGGCACTCTTAATTACCAGCAAAACGGTGAAGAGCTAAGAGCAAGAAAAAGACAATTAGAGGCTCTTGTTGCTCAGCTTCTTATTGACAAAGGAATAGCTTTTGGGAATAAAATCAATGGCGCCACCGCAGCTCAGATTGATCAATACGCTACAAGACTAGAGCAAATAGATGAAAATATTTTACTTGCTTCTGCCATTAGGAAAGGAAACATTTCTTCTCAGGACTTCAGAGATCTTCTTGATTCAACTGGTGCCTTCCAAGAAGCAAATGTGCAAATTAATAATCTAGAAGACGACATCAGGGAGCGCAATAGGATTATTGATGCACGTCGCGAAGAGCTGGAAGATATCAACTCAACAATTCAAGACATTTTGGCGGAAAGGCCTTTCAATGACAATCAAAGAGAAAGAATTGCGAAGCTCAAGGAAAAAAGAGGCGAGAAAAGGCAAGCAATTCGCGATCAGACGACTGCGAAAAAAGAAAGTAGACGACAAATTAACGATATTGTTCGCCGCCTCATGCCAAGAGCGATTGAAGAAGGCTTGTTTGATGGTTCGCCAAGGACTAACTTAAAAGACGAGCTGCGTGCCATGCGCAGAGAGCGGCGTCAAATTCGGCGTGCCATTGACGAACTTATGCGCAACCAGCGGGATATTCCAGCGGAAACAGCGGCGCAGCAAGCATGGCAGCGGCAATACGACGAAGCGACAAGAGAATTACAAGAGACAGAAGCAGAGCTGAAAAATACGGACAACTGGAACGATTATTTCAATACAAAATGCATCGCAAAGATTGACGAGATTAGCTACGAAGCCACCACAAAATGCGACATTATTAATTTCTGCTTTAAAAGCAAAATCTTTCAGCGCATTCAAGGAAGACAAAGTGTCTACGCCGAAACTGATATGCAGGGGCACAAAGATAGTGACAATGGCGTGCGTAATCGTACGTCGATGTTCTGGATGCTTTACAAAAAGCCAGGAGATTCTCGCTATACAAGGGCAAAATACGTGCTAGCCATTCGCAATGGCAAGGAAGTAGACATTTATACGCACCTTCGCTTTATTGCAGCATCTAAAGACAAGTGGCAATTTAAGTTTGAACCAATTGTTGATCTACCCGCTGAGCTACGCACTCATAATGATGCGCAGCAAATCAATATGATTTATCTTCGTACGTTTGGCTATGGGCTAAATGACGAACAAAATAGTGTGAGCCTTGATGGTGGGCATCAATTAGTGTTCCGTGGCAAGATCCGTCAAACTGTTCGCTTACGTCCGCGCTTAAACCGCACGCCAAAATTTGTCGATGAGTGGGGACTCTTCTCATTGCGTTCCGACACGCAAATCTCTTTCTCATTTGACAGTGGCGCAGAGAATGCTTTGGTTGCAGTAACTGAACAGCAACTTGAATCGTTTTCTCCTAGTCTTTATCAAGACTTGGTGATGCTTGGCCTGAATATTTATAGCGGCCAAGGCGTGCAAGATTTGCGCTCGCTTAGCGCATGGGTGACAAAAGGCAAGAAAGTAAGAAAGCTTAGCGATGGTGGCAGTTATTCTTCAAGCCTGGTTTCATCTACTAGCTTTGCGCCAGAGATTTTCCTTGACACAATTCTTGACGAAAAGAATGGCATTGGCGCCTATGCCAATGTCAACGGCATTGATACGGTGCGTCTTGGTTTGGCGCAGAAATTCTGCCGGACCAATGGTTACTACATGGATGGAGTGATTGCCGAGCCACAGTCATGGCGAGAATTCTGGAGCACCGTTGCGCCATTTTCTCTTCTGGAATTTGCTCGGATTGGCGGCAAGGAAACACTTGTTCCAGCAGTGCCTTATGACACGTTTGGTAATGTCACTAGAAACATCTCAATTTCTGCATTGTTTAACCAAGGCAACATTCTTGAAGATAGCTACAAAGAAGAATTTCTTGATTATGGCGACAATACACAAGATTTGATTGCCACCATTGTCTACCGCAACACTGAAAACGATAATGTTTTCCCTGGCAACACAAGCTTAACAATCATGCTTGCCGACGCTAGCGAAAGCACAAGCGTTCGTCAAACGTTTAATTTGTCTGATTTTGTTGTGCGTCGCACTCAAGCATTACACTATGGGATGCTGCTTTGTCAGCAGCGGAGGCTTGCTAGGCGCGCAGTGGAATTCAAGACCTTTCCCACTGAAAGCCCCATTGAACCTGGTAGCTACATCTACGTGCAAACTGACCAAAACCAATGGGACGACTTCCGCAGTGGCATTATTGAAGCAGACGGAAAGCTGAACACGCCATTGGCGGAAGATCCAATTAACGGATCTTATACAGCGCTTTTATACAGTGGAAGTCCTAGCGAAGGTATTGCCAAGCTTTCAGTGTCAGTAACGGATAACCAGTCAGCGTCTCTAGCTGCATACGAAGGATGGCTTTTTGTTCTCGGCATTGCTGTGACTACTAAGCGTGTTTTTCGTGTGACGGAAGTATCAATGGAAGAAGAAGGCGAAATTACAGTGAGAGCTATTGAACATCCTTGTGAAGAAGAGGGAGGTCAAACAAAGTCTAAAATTGTGCGTTTTGATCCATCGCTTTATCGCATTGATTAATCATTCTCGAAAGTGCTAAGATTAAAACAAAAGCTTTAAGACGATGCCCTTTTATACTGGCCGCACCGGCAAACTGCGTCTTGGTGGCAGCGAAGTGTCGAAAGTGCGTAACTGGACGCTTGATACTTCCGTAAACATGCTGGACACTACAGCACTCGGAGACACTGCCAACACTTTCACTCCTGGTCTTTTTAGTGCCACTGGTAGCGCTACGTTGTCGTATTACAACGGCGACACTACTGACGTGACTAATCTTCTTGAGAAGATCACGAAAACTGGTGCTATTACGGAAAGCGACCGCGTCAATCTCACTTTTGAAGTGGGGACGAGTCAGACATTTAATGCTGATGCTTATATTAACAGTGCAAGTATCACTTCTTCCACTGATGAGCTGACCACTGTTTCGTTTAATTTCACGATTGATGGCCCGCTTGATGCAGTGGTTCTTTCTGGTACCACTTGATCGAAAGCTTAATTTATAATCTGCATTGTTCGTACAATGGAAGAATAGTCGCTGAAGCGAGATGACGTTTTTTGTTGGCCATACAGGCGCTATCAAGCTTCAGCGAGGAGGCGAAAACACTTTTACAACCATCGTTTCGCCTAACGATGTAAATACAGCGCTCAATCGGTTTGGTTTTGACGGCAGTGATGATAATTTAATCACAGGCGACCTTCTGGAAATTACGACAGAGGATCCCCGCGGTCTTCTGTTTATGCCGTCTACTTTCTGGAGTATTCCAGGGCCAGATGTAGATGGCTATAGCGAAGTGGTATGGTCATCTGGAAGCACGGCCGCAATGTCTGGTTGGTTAGATGATGACATTAGTACAAGCAGTGATTTACCCCCCGAAGGGTATGATGAATTTAGGCTTGGAGATTATATTGTTGCCGACAACATTAGAGCCTACGCCAATGTGAATAGAGTGGGCGGTATTCGCCTGTTTGAAGATTTTGGAGATGCCGTAAATAATGAAAGAGCAAACGAATATGAATTAGCTGAATTTTATGGTGAACCTATTGAAATAACAGTGGGTGTTAGGGATACGCGATACAACACGCTTGGTGCTGTCACCTCATTTGAAATCAATACTGACAGAGCCGCAATGGAAACAACGAGCTTGTCAGATAAATTCAAACAGCAATACTCTGCTGGCCTCCTCAGTGGCAATGGCAGTATTGAATGTTTGTTTAGTTATGAAACAGTGGCAGATCAAGACGTGCCATTATTCTTGCTGCAAGTGATTAATCGACTTGACGTTGGAAGCAGCTTTAAGGCTTTGCTTTCATTGTCTTCTGTTGAGCAATCGGCTACGTTTAGGGAGGAAGTTTACTATGACATTGAAGCAGTTGTAACAAGAGCAGGAGTGACCGTCACATCTGATGCACTGGTTGCTTGCTCTGTTGATTTCGTGACCACCGGAGAGTTCAAAATTAGAGTGGGCGTTCCTCCTGAATATATTCTCAAGGAAGACAACGATGCCATCTATCTTGAGCAAGGCCTTGATTATCTACTGAAAGAAATTACTGACTAATCACAATGGAGAAAGGACGGCGATAATAGCTATTATCGAGAGAGACTAGACTGTATTTAGCCCTGCCTTTTTGAGAGATGGCCGATCAAAGAATTACGGAACTCGTCGAACTTCCTCAGGGAGGCGTAGCTTCAAATGACGTGCTGCCTATTGCAGACGTTAGTGCCAGTCAGACCAAGAAGGTGCAAGTGAAGAGCCTGATTCAAGCAGGTTTTAACATTGCTGACGCATCGACATTAGACATTTCAAAAATTAATCAAGCGAGTGCCGCAAAACTCACCGGCACTTCCATTGCTGCCAATACTCTCACTTACGACAAGATTCAACAAGTAAGTGCCAACAAGCTCCTTGGGCGAGCTGCTTCTGCTGGCAATGTAGAGGAAATTGATTGCACTGTCTATATTCGCACGCTGCTTGATGATGCTGATGCTGCTAGTGCTCGTTCAACACTTGGACTTGGCGCTGTTGCCACTGGAAATACCATTAATACAAGCCTGCTTGAAGACCTAAGCATTACCACTGGTAAGGTTAATAATTTAGCCATCACTGCCGGCAAACTTGCTGCCGATGCAGTGGAGACAGCCAAAATCCTTGACGGGGCTGTCACTTCTGCAAAAATTCAAACCAGCGGCATTACTGGCGCAAATGTAAGTGCCGGCGCTATTGATACTGTTCATCTGGCTGTAAGTGGCGTAACGCTGGCAAAAATGTCTGCGAGTTCTGTGGGAACAACGCAGCTTGTTGATAGTGGCATCACGCAGGCGAAGCTCGCTAGCAATGCAGTTAATGCCATCAACATTGTTGATAGCGGCATTACGCAAAGCAAACTTGCTGCAAATAGTGTTGCCACTATTAATGTCGTTGACAGTGGAATTACGCAAGCAAAATTAGCAAGCGGATCAGTTGCCACTATTAACGTAGTTGATAGCGCCATTACGCTTGCAAAAATGGCGAGCGGCAGTGTTGATACGGCTCAGCTTGTCCCCAGCGGCATCACGCAAGAAAAGCTTGCCGCAAATGCAGTGGCAACTGTCAATGTAATTGATAGCGGCGTTACGCAGGTGAAGCTTGCTGCTAATGCAGTGGCAACTGTAAACCTTGTAGCAAGTGGCGTTACACAAGAAAAACTTGCCGCTTCTTCTATTGCCACGGTTAATCTTGTCGATAGTGGCGTAACACAAGCGAAGCTTTCTGCTAATGCAGTGAGCACGGTTAATTTAGTGGATAGTGGCATTACTACGGCAAAACTCGCCTCTGGTGTTGTCACCATTGAAAAGCTTGGCTTATCTTCTGGAGAACTTTCCGGCGCTGTCATTACTGCCAGTTCCATTCCTTCTGGAAGCTATGGAAGTGGCTCTATTCCCACTGCTGCCATTGAAGATAATGCAGTTACGTTTGCCAAGATTCAACAAGTGGCAAGTGGCGTTCTCCTTGGTCGCGCTTCTGCTGGTAGCGGCAATGTAGAAAGCATCACGCTCACTACTGCAGGCAGGGCTTTGCTTGATGACGCTGATGCTGCCGCTCAACGGACAACACTCGGCCTAGACACCATGGCAGTGCAAGCTGCTTCTGGCGTGGCCATTACTGGCGGCACGGCCGTGCTTAGTAGTGGCACCATCTCTTACGCGACGATCAATGGTGGCGTCATTAGCGGCATCACTGATCTTGCCATTGCAGATGGTGGTACAGGGGCTTCCACTGCTTCTGGAGCACGCACCAATCTTGGCTTAACAATTGGCACTGACGTGCAGGCTTACGATGCTGCGCTTGCTTCTATCGCTGGCCTGACCACTGCCTCTGGTGAATTTCTTTATACCACTGCTTCCGACACCTACGCCACTTCTACGATCACTGCTGCTGGTCGCGCCCTTCTTGATGACGCTAGTGCCAGCGCACAACGTACCACTCTTGGGCTGGGCTCTTTAGCAGTGCAAAATACCGTGGCAAGTGGTAATTATGATGCCGGATCCATTGTCACTGCAGATATTGCGAACAACGCAATTACCACTGCAAAACTAATTGACAGTGGCGTGACCACTGCAAAAATTGTCGACGCAAGCGTCACGGTAGATAAGCTCGCCAGCAATTCAGTTGCCACTGCCAAAATTATTGATGGCAACGTTACAACTGCCAAAATCGCTGATGCAGCAGTTTCTTATAGCAAAATTCAAGCAACAAGTTCTAGCGATGTCATTCTTGGTCGCTCGTCCGCAAGTGGTGGCACCGTTGAAGAAATCGCCTGCACTTCTGCTGCTCGTTCAATTCTTGATGATACAACTATTGCTGACATTCGTACAACGCTTGGTCTTGGCACGCTTGCCACACAAAATGGAAGCTTCTCTGGTACGTCTACTGGCACGAATACTGGCGACCAAACTATTACGCTTTCCGGAGATGTCACTGGCACTGGCACTGGTGGATTTAGCACTACCATTGCAAATTCTGCTATTACCACTGCAAAGATCAACGATCTAGCTGTTACCACTGCAAAAATTGTCGATAGCGGAGTGACGGGCGCCAAGCTTTCTGATAATTCTGCGGCTATTGTTGCTGGCTCCACTCCCGCTGGCGATGGTGATTTTATTGGCCAACAATGGCTCAATACAAATACTGGCGTTGAATACACTTGGACGGGAAGCGTTTGGCGGAGACAGAGCGGTCTTGCCACTGCAGTAGTTTCTGGTGACACTGTTTATACTTTTGCCACTTCCTATCCAGATGAATTTAGCGCTTCCATTGTTCCTTCTCTAAATACGCAAGTTGCGTCTCGTTTCTTTGCTGGCCCCGCAAGTGGCAGCGCTGATGCTGCTCCTACTTTCCGCGCCATCTCTGCCGATGACCTTCCAAAAGCAACTACTGCTGCTTTGGGCGTAGCTCAAGCTGGTACAGGTTTAGTCACTGTTAGCGGCATCTTTAACCATGCCAATAGCGTAGCATCGGGCACCTATTACAAGGTGTCAGTTGATGGACAGGGGCATGTTACAGCCGGAGAGGCAAGCCTGGTTGCAGATGACATTCCTTCTCTTGCTGCAAGCAAAATT